AAAAACTAGATTTGATAGATCAAGTGGTGTTAAAGTAGATTATGTAGATCCTTCTAGCTTAGTTTATTCGTATACTGAGGATCCTAACTTTGATGATTTGTATTACGTAGGTGAAGTTAAAAATATTAGTATACCTGAACTTAAAAAGCAGTTTCCATATTTAACTACTAGTCAAATAGAAGAAATACAAAAATATCCAGGTAATCAAAACTACACTAGAAATTGGAGTGGTAGATACGATGATCAAACTGTACAAGTATTATATTTTGAATATAAAACATTCACAAATCAAGTATTTAAAATAAAAGAAACTTCATCAGGACTTGAAAAAGCATTAGAAAAACAAGATACATTTGTTGACGCACCAGAGAGTGATTCGTTTAAAAAAGCATTTAGATCTATTGAAGTATTATATTCAGGTGCTAAAATACTAGGACACGAAATGATGCTTGATTGGAAGGTGGCTGAAAATATGACTAGACCAATGGCTGATACTACTAGAGTAAACATGAGTTATAATATAGTAGCGCCAAGATTATATAAAGGTCGTATAGAGTCAATTGTAAGCAGAATAACTGGTTTTGCTGATATGATACAGCTTACACATTTAAAACTGCAACAGGTAATGTCTAGGATGGTTCCTGATGGTGTATTTGTAGATGTAGATGGTTTAGCAGAAGTAGATTTAGGTAATGGAACAAACTATAACCCAGCTGAAGCAATGAACATGTATTTTCAAACAGGTTCTATTGTTGGCCGTTCATTTACTCAAGATGGTGGACCTAATCCTGGTAAAGTTCCAATACAAGAAATACAAACGTCAAATGGTCTTGGTAAAATACAAAGTTTAATACAGACTTATGAGTATTACCTTAAAATGATAAGAGATGTGACCGGGCTTAATGAAGCAAGAGATGGAAGTACTCCAGACAAATATGCTTTAGTTGGTTTACAAAAACTTGCTGCTGCTAACTCTAACACAGCTACAAGACATGTATTACAGTCTAGTTTATATTTAACGTTAAAGACATGTGAAAATATATCGCTAAGAGTTGCTGATGCATTAATGTTTCCGATGACTAAACAATCACTTATGTCTAGTATATCTAGGTACAACGTTGGAACATTAGATGAGTTATCTAAATTAAACATACATGACTTTGGTATATTTTTACAATTAGAACCAGACGAAGAGGAAAAGCAAATATTAGAGCAAAATATACAAATAGCTTTACAAGCTGGACAAATAGATCTTGAAGATGCTATAGACATTAGAGAAGTTAACAATTTAAAGTTAGCTAATCAAATGCTAAAGAAACGTAGAAAAGATAAAGCAGCGAGAGATCAACAAGCTCAACAAGCTAATATACAAGCTCAAGCTCAATCAAATGCACAAGCAGCTGAAGCTGCGGCATTAGCAGAAACACAAAAACAACAAGTGTTGACTGAGCAGAAGATGCAACTTGAAAAAGCTAAGTCTGACTTTGAAATACAAAAGATGGAAAGAGAAGCTCAGATAAAGCAACGGTTAATGGAACTTGAGTTTAACTACAATGTTCAATTAGCTAAAGCGCAAGGTGAAGCTAAGAAAAATACTGAAGCTTATAAAGAAGATAGAAAAGACGAAAGAACTAAAATACAAGCTACACAACAATCAGAATTAATTGATCAAAGAAAAAACGATTTACTACCAAAAAACTTTGAATCCGCAGGTAGTGACACATTAGGCGGATTTGGTCTAGAGCAATTTATGCCTAAATAATTATTAACTATTATATTATATTATGTCAGAAGAAGTAAAGCAAGAGGGTGACTTTAAAATTAAGAAAAAACCAGGTCGTCCTAGAAAATTAGCTTCTCAAAAAAAAGAAGCAATAAAAGTAGATTTAAGTAAAAAAGAAGAAGAAGATGCTGTTCAAGAGCAAACAACAGATGAAGTACTTGTTCGCGACGAATCCGGAGCTAGCGAAGAAGTTCCTCAAGAAAACGTCAAAGAAACAACTGAAGAACCTGCCGAAGAGAGCAAAGAAGAAGTAATTCCAATACAGGAAATTAAAGAAGAAGTTAAGGAAGAAGTTGTACAAGAAATAGCACAAGAGCAACCAATTGTAGAACAAAAACAACTTCCAGAAAATATAGAAAAGCTTGTAGCTTTCATGGAAGAAACTGGTGGAACTGTTGAAGACTATGTTAGAATTAATGCTGATTATTCAAACGTAGATAATGATACATTACTTAGGGAATACTACAAACAGACTAAGCCACATCTAGATGCAGAAGAAATATCTTTTATTATGGAAGATAATTTTTTATATGATGAAGAAGTGGATGAAGAGCGAGATATAAGAAAGAAAAAACTCGCTTATAAAGAAGAAATTGCAAAAGCCAAAAACTTTTTGGAAAGTTTAAAGAGCAAATATTACGAGGAAATCAAGTTGAGGCCCGGTGTAACTCAAGAACAACAAAAAGCAGTTGACTTTTTCAATAGATATAACGAAGAACAACAAGCTGTGCAACAACAGCATAATCGTTTTAAATCTAATACTAAAAACTTTTTCAACAAAGATTTCAAAGGTTTTGATTTTAACATTGGTGAAAAAAAGTTTAGGTATGGGGTTAATAACACAAGCGAAGTTGCAGATACTCAATCTGATCTTACTAACCTAATCGGGAAGTTCTTAGATAATAAAGGTGAAGTTAAAGATTATAAAGGGTATCATAAGGCTATTTATGCAGCGCAAAACGTTGATACTATTGCTAATCATTTTTATGAGCAAGGCAAAGCTGATGCTGTTAAAGATATGATGGCAAAATCTAAAAACATAAGTAATGAGCCAAGGACTACGTCTACTGGTGATGTATTTGTAAATGGATTAAGGGTAAAAGCGATAAACGGTGTAGACAGTTCTAAGTTAAAATTAAAAATAAAAAAATAAAACTTAAAATTTAAAAAAAATGGCTTTAGATATAACTAATGCTCCAGGATTACTTCCACATCAGAAACAAGTTGCTTTATCTAGCAACTATCTTTCTTTTAATGGTGGTAGTGGAACTGGTGACAGTGATACTTTTGCTCAACAATATCTTCCTGAGTTGTATGAAGCAGAAGTCGAGAGATTTGGTAACAGAACGTTACAAGGTTTCTTAAGAATGGTAGGCGCTGAAATGCCTATGTCATCTGATCAAGTAATTTGGTCTGAACAAAATAGATTACACATTTCTTATGATGAGTGTACTAACAATGGTGCTGGTACTATTTTAACAGTTCCAATTGATGGTGACAATAAAGAATGTGTAATTAGAATTGGTGCTACTGTAGTAATTTCTAATGGACTAGATACTGTTAAAGCTAGAGTTCACGACGTGGACGCTGCTACTGGTACTGGTGCTTCGAGAGTAGCTAATGTGCATTATAAAACTTACAAAGTTAATGATGGTTCTTCTTTAGGAACTACATCTAAAGCTTGTAAGATTTTTGTATATGGCTCTGAATTTAGTAAAGGTACTCCTGGAATGGAAACTTTCCAAACTGGTGGTGCTGATGTTACTGCTATTCAGCCAGATTTTACACAATTTTCAAACAAGCCAATTATACTTAAAGACTTTTATGAAGTTTCTGGTTCTGATGCTTCTCAAATCGGTTGGGTTGAAGTTGCTACTGAAGACGGAACTTCTGGATACTTATGGTATTTAAAAGCTGAATCTGAAACTAGATTAAGATTTGAAGATTATCTAGAAATGAGTATGGTTGAAGCTGAAAAAGCAGGTTCTACTACATCTGGCATTTCTGTTGATGGTTCTGAAGGTTTATTTGCTGCTATTGAAGCAAGAGGAAACATTTATAATGACTTTGCTGGTGCTGCTGCTTCTGGTTCAGGTGCATTAGGTGATTTTGACGCTATCCTTAAGCAGTTAGATACGCAAGGTGCTATTGAAGAAAACATGCTTTTCTTATCAAGACAAACAGCTCTTGATTTTGATGACATGATTGCTACTATGAACGGTGGTTTTGCAGGTTCTGCAGGTGCTAGAGGTGCTTCTTACGGTTTATTTAATAATGAAGAAGACATGGCACTTAACTTTGGTTTCTCTGGTTTTAGAAGAGGTTCTTATGACTTTTATAAAACTGATTGGAAATATCTTAACGATGCTTCTACTAGAGGTTTAACTGCTGACGTTGATGGTGTATTAATTCCTGCTGGAACTTCAACTGTTTATGATCAAATCATGGGTCAAAACATCAGACGCCCTTTCTTACATGTAAGATATAGAGCTTCTGAAGCTGATGATCGAAGAATGAAATCATGGGTAGTTGGTTCTGTTGGTGGAGCTTATACTTCAGGATTAGACGCAATGCAAGTACATTTCTTATCTGAGAGATGTCTTTGTGTACAAGGTGCTAATAACTTTGTATTATTTAAGTCTACTGTCTAATTAAGACAATAATAAGACCTCGCTTCGGCGGGGTCTTTATTAATTATTATATTATATTATATTATGGAAACAAAAGAAAAAACTCCTAAAGTAAAAAACACTTGGGAAATAAAAGATAGATATTATCATTTGTTAAATGATAATTCACCATTAACATTTAGAATAAATTCAAGGCATTCTGCAAGAAAACCATTAATGTGGTTTGATGAAGAAAAAGGTTATAATAGAGAACTTAGATATGCTACTAATCAAAAATCTTGTTTTGTAGATGAGCAAGATGGTTTAGTTACATTAGGTCATATTGTTTTTGAAGATGGTGTATTAATGGTACCAAAATCAGATATAGCTTTACAAAAAATGCTTTCATTATATCATCCAAATAGAAATAGATTATACTCTGAAAAAGATGATGTACAAGAAGCTATAGATGATTTAGATTATTTAGAACTAGAAATAGAAGCATTAAACATGGCTAAGCAAATGGATATTGATGATGCTGAAGCTATATTAAGAGTTGAGCAAGGTTCTAGTGTTTCGCAGATGAGTTCTAAAGAATTAAAAAGAGATTTATTATTATTTGCTAGGTCTAATTCAAGTTTGTTTTTAGAATTAGCAAATGATGAAAATGTTGGTCTTAGAAACTTTGGTATAAAAGCTGCTGAAGCTAACATTATAAGTTTATCTCAAGATCAAAGAACTTTCTCTTGGGCTAGTAACGGTAGAAAACTAATGAACGTTCCATTTGACGAAAATCCATATTCGGCTTTAGCTGCTTGGTTTAAGACAGATGAAGGCGTAGAAGTTTACAAGTCTATCGAGAAAAAGTTAAAATAATAAGTGATTATAATCATAAGGGGCTGCGATTGGCAGCCTCTTTTTTAAAATATTTATAATGGCAGTAAACGTAGATACAGTATATAAAACCGTATTGCTTATACTTAATAAAGAACAAAGGGGTTATATGACACCTGATGAATTTAATAAAATAGGTAGTCAAGTACAAAGGGAAATATTTGAAGCTTATTTTGAGGATTTAAATCAGCAAGTACGTATACCTCAAACTGATATGGAATATTCTGATCGTGTAGCCATTACAGACGAAAAAATAGCAGAGTTTAAAGTAACAGGCGTTGCAACACACACTGCTAACGGTGTATTTACCTTACCATCTAATTTATATAGATTAGGTTCTCTAACATATTCTCCAACTAATACATATCCAGTAGAACTACAAAGAGTAGGTAGAGCAGATTTTTATAATATAAATAAATCTCCTCTTACTAGACCAACTACTGATAATCCTATTTATTTATACGAAGATAATAAAGCATTAGTATATCCTACTAGTATAAATGGAAGAATAGATGCTCAATATGTTAAAAAACCAGAAGACGTAAGATGGGGTTACTCAACGGGTAGCTTAGGTCAATTGATTTTTGATCCAATTGTATTTGGCGCTAATTTATTAAATACAGGAGGTAATCTACTAGGATCTGTAACGACACCAACTTCTGGAGCTACGCCAG